GTGCGGAGGGACTCGCGAGTGCAACCAGCTCAGGATTGGATAGGATGGGCGCACGCTCCAAGTAGATTCTGACCCTGATTTTGAAAGTGGCATCATTGTGTAATCCACTAAGGAAAACACCCTGCTGCGACAAATTCATCATCTGGCCCGGCGCTGGGATCTGGGATGACAGAGCAGTTCCAGCTACAGCTGTCAAACCAGCGTTGTTTGAACATGAGAGTGTAACGTCCGTACCATTCAGTTCTGCGTCACGCGATATGAGAAAAGCGTGACGACAGGATTGAGAGAACGGATTATTAACCCCCTCCTGACCCACAATAATATAAGCTCCATCTTTAGCCTCCCACTGTACTGAGCTACGATACACAATAGCTTCAGACACATTTTTGGGTGGTGCGTTGATATACTCATAAGTGTTGTTTGCTATGACAGAACCAGCCCCATTACTATGCTTCAATTGCATAATAGAGTGACTGCATACTGGCATCTTATATGCTGTGCAAGCGCCTTGCTTATAAAGCTGCGCTGTTGTATCGATGATTTCAACACCCATTCCGATGATGCGACTCACTCCTCCTATGGTTTGGCTGAAATCAGCTATTGACGCCATAGTGAAGTTTGTAGCAACGACCGGATCAGCGTCAACGAACAGATCCTGGCCAGCATCCGCCTTAGCAATGTTGACCAGTCCCAAGTTGTAAGTCGCCGCTGAAACCGTGTTCACGCCATCAACGTCAGTGCCAACTAGAAAAGGTTGTTGGACACAGGGTAAAGTAAATATGTGGGCATCCCAGTTCCCCGCAGCAGCGGCAGGTTTTGATACGTTGAGTTCATAATTAAATACAGACACAACAGTATCAAAATTGTCGGCATCGGGGTAGCCTGCTATTGGACGCATAAAGTCATGGTAAGGATCAAGTCTTAAGGTTAACCAATCACCTCCTTCCGGAGTGAGGGCACCGCTGTGAATTAGTTTTTGGATCGTCGCAGCTCGATCTCTCTTCTTTGCTCTAGTAAATTCCATCTTAAATTTCTTTTATATGGGATCCCCAGAGAAATAATAACTGGCGACTGTACATCCCTAATCACTCCACGTTCACCCGTGCAGTCTGTTGGCATTTAACTTTCGTGTTTAGCACTAAAATAATAGTTTTGGGTGATTAGATCAGGGACCCCACTGCATCAGCTACAATTGGACAACATTCTTTTCCCACATACTAGGGTAATAACCCTTGTCTGTGAAAATGATGTCTATTGTCCAATGTTTTATTTCATCCAGATGTTGTACAGAGCCGATGTATTCCTCAAAGGCTATTTGCACATCCGGGTTTATCCCATACAATCTATAAAAGTCAATCCGATCTTCTTGCGTGATGCCTAGCGTAAATTCTTCTTGCGCCGCATGACCGTATTTTATAGTCTCTTCAACAACCCGTTGTTCCCAAAAACTTTTGGCGAAAATAGGTTCGAAGGGGGATGTTAATTGCATGTATTTCAGTGCCATTGCAGTAAGCATTGGACACCTAGGGTGGCAATAAAATAGTGAAAGTGCCTTGGCTCGCAAAAGACCAAGGATCACAGACAATTTCTTTGACGAAGCCAGTGCTGACATCGACCAACCAAACTTTACGATTTCGTAACGTGGGTCAGCAAATGCCGCTAAGCTGTTGGATAACATCAGTCCGCAAAACGAAGTATCATAAATCGTCTCATGGGGTTCCATCTTCAAAGTGAAGCCTAACTTATCCATTATGGAAAAATCAGGCAACCCATTGAAGGCGAACAGTCCGTCATCACCTTCGACAAAACCTTCAGCGGTAATGCCATTTTTATAACACATGAATAATGTCAACATTAAATTGGAGAAGCC